GTTTTTCCGCAATAGATACAAGTATGGTCAAAGTGTTCCTTAATAGAGCGCCTCCACAGACGCTTAGCTTCTGGTGAGGTCATGGCTATTAAGTTGTATAGGTAATCGTTAGGGGTAGGAAGTAGTGGTGTCATGCGCGTCCTTTACGTGCTCTGTTTTTTGATGCTGCTTCGAGGAATGTCTTTCCATTTTTCTTATGGGATACATCCTTGCCATCACCGTTACCGTAGGTTCCACGTTTACGGTTTTCTTTATTTAATGAAGATCGTTTAGCGATCTGTAATTTACTAGAATCATATTTCTTTTGATATGATTTATAGTTACCATTAGCGTATTTTGGACCGCTATGACTAGAGCTTCGAGCCATATAGTCTCCGTTGTACAAGTTCAGGATCAACAGTCGGCATAATAGATGCTAATTTATCTAGTGGGTTACCTTCAAAAGCGACACCACTAATATCATTTTTAGCTAACCAATCACAAGCTGCTTTTAAATCTTGAGTAGAAGCCTCACCCGATTTAATACGGGCAAGGAATTCTTTTGTGACAAGATTATGCAACTCATTGAACTGGTCTTCAGTTGCTTTCTTGTTCGGCATTAGCTTTTTTAACTTTTGTTTTTTTAGCTTTAGGTGCTTTAATTTCGTAACGAACTTCATTAGGTTCATGTACAAGATGTGATTCAGCACGTACTGCTTGCGCTTCTGTTTCGTATTCACCTAACACTTTTTCGGTGTACAAATCGATTAGTTTGTAAGTCATTAATTCCTCAATACTATTTGATCTAATTTATTTTCGATGCGTATCATATGGTCCTCCATACGTTGCACCATTACTGATAAATCAGCTTTTGATACATAATCTTGAGCTACATTTAATTCAAGGGTATCAATACGTCTATCAAGACCACTAATGCGATCATGTACGTTATTTATTCTGTTGTGTAGTCTGTTATTTAATGCTGCACCGCCTGCGATACAAGCAATGACAACAGACACTATTGCTTCCATTTATTCAAGAGCCACGATTGGTACAATGTCATTACATAAAATTTCTACGCGAGATCCAGGTCTAAAAGTAAACCCACTCTTCATAATTTCCGTACACTTAAGTGCTCTAACTAGTTCGTAGTCAAGACGCATCTTTTGTTCGTGTTTACGGGCGATAGCTTTACAGGTTTCTATCATGCCGCCATCTAGCGGCACTGAAAAACTAATCTGTGCTCCCCAGTTATTACTTTTAACGTAGCTAGTAGGATCCATAGGGGTTGTATCGTTACCCATATAGAAGGGGGAAAACTGCATGGTCGTACCATTACAGCTATTGTTATTACTAAAGTATTGTCTAGATGGTGCGCCATTATTTTGGAACTGCACCGCTTGATTAGTTACGTTACCCGTAGCAGCTGCTACAGGATTTGATGTATTCTGAACTTTTGGATCTTCTGCGTAAGCAGGTATTACTGCGAGAAGATTGATAAGGAGGTAGTAGTAGAAACCTGTTGAATAGTTTCGTCGATGTCGATTGACTCGACTACCCCTGCTGCTCTGGTTACCAGTTCTAGTTGAAACTGATCCCCTGCAGTATGTACTGAATAGGTTGTGGAAGAATCTTTGATATCTCCACTTGGTGTTACGTTTGTTCCTGACCATGATGAATAAGCACCACCATAGATTTCAGTCGCAATAGTCCGATCAATATCAATGGTGGTAGTTGTAGTTGATTGCATTGACCCCTGTGTAAAGTTAGGGGTGACACTTTGAGCTGCTGCTGGACTAGCCAACATCAAAAGTACGAGTAAGCGTTTCATTCTTCTTTCTTTTTAGAATCAGAGGATTTACCGTTTGATTTGTTATTAGATGTAGTCAATCCAAAAGTCGCCAAAGCTCCCGTAAAAATACTGGCAGGAAAAGTTATATCCCCACCAACACTTTTCTTAAACATTGGTAGTTCAACGTAGTTAAGAGTAATAATAAAACCACTCCAAATTACAACACCTAGACGTACAAATGTACCTAGGATTTGAAGCTCGTCCTCTGTATTTTCCTTTACTTTAGCTAAGAAGTTTTTTGGTTTTCCTCCGGTTGTTTCTTCTTTAACTTGTTCCATAGTTGTTTGATAATAGGTTTAAATAATGAAACTAAATATTTAAATAATGATTGACCTATTAATGTGGCAGCTACTGAAATAAATGCAGTAGTAGCTGCAGTAGTCATGATCGTTGTTGTAGGCATCGGGACTTCAATTTCCGTAAATGGGATGCCTATGATCTGAGCTTCTGGTGGAACATAAGGTTTAGCTGGTGAAGCACTAGGTTTAGTACCCTTTGGTGCTTCATCATATGAATTGCTGTCTATCCCTTTGATACCGGGTGGCGGCCTAAGTGTGCTAGGAGGCACTACAAGAGGTTTGTAGGAGGGTAGATTTGCTCTTGGGACATCTAGTATAGGACCAGGCAATCCAGGCGCTTCAGGCAGCAGCAGGTCGGGGAAGACAGGTATTGCTTCCCATTCCATTATTTAGTTGGGAACAAAGCAGTTTCAACAAAGGCAACTACTTTATCATCAACATCATTATCAGTTGATTTAGCGTATGCCTTAAGAAGATCAAGAATAAGAAACTTGACCTTTTCTGATTGCATGAACGAGAATAGGATTGGACGAATAAGAGTAATCATAATTAAATAGGTGTAGGCCAGGCTGTAGCCAAGGCAGGGTTAGCAATCATTTGGACTTTGCCGTCGCTGTCAAGATCATTGACTGTTTCCATAACAGCTTTGCCGTCTGAATCAAAGACACCGCTTCCATCAATTGTTTTTTGTTGCTCTTTTGTTTTAACAATCTCCGCATTACCAAAGAACAACTCCTTAAGAGCTGGTACATCAGATACAGCATTGATTTCAGTTTGACGTGTATTACATGCTGTACGGATAGCAGCACGGTATGTCTTCCAAGCAGATGGAATGTTAGTTCCAGTCTCCTTAGCTTTGATGACACGCCAGTCACTAGGAGCTAGCAGTGAAGCTGCAATCTCTCCTTGAGTGGCTGACCATTGTGTCTTCAAGCCAGTAGTGGTGTTACCGTCTTCGTCAGTAACGTCGTTAAGTTGTTTAGGATTATCAACACCCCAATAGAAACGCTGGTCATAAGATGGCGCATCAGCTACTTCAGTAATACCAAGAGCATTACGTTCTTCAAGTGAAGACAGACGCAGCCAATTAGCTGGATATTGAATATCAGCATGTGTAAATGCCCTATCGTATGACAGGGGCTTATTGTTTAGTTTAAGCATAATTAATTAGTTAGCGTGCGCGTGAAGTTTTGAAGGGGTTTTCTGCGAAGGCTGCGTAGATGTAGGTGCTAGATGCTGCGTTAATGTCCGAGTCTGCCGCCCTTGGCTTAAATCCATTAGACAGAATATCAATAGTTGTATTTGCTGTGTTTATTTCTGCAATGCCTGATTCGGCCTGCAGTCTTGACGTGGATGCGTTAAAAGAATTTCGGGCGGAATCCCAGATTCCCCAAACACCAGTAGAGTTAGTGCGCTTAATTATTATCCACCTCGGCCTAAACCCGGTATACACAAACGGACCATCTGTAGATCCATTTCCGGTGTACGAACCAAATGCGCTATACCCTTCGACAGGTGCGAAGCAGTAGGCGATGTAGTTAACACCAGAAGTGTTGTGAACAAAGCTTCCATTCAGCAATCCGATAACACTTGAATTAGTACCGTTCCAATAATTGGTAACTGATTGAACAGAACCAGTTGAATTAAGTACTAAAACATTGTTTGTTGGATTGCTTAAGGCTGAGTGGTAAACCGGCCAATCGCTTGTGCTAGTTCTGCCTTTAATAAGAATTAAACCGGGAGCAGCATTTAAACCGTGTCCGACTGTTGCTACCGATCCAGTCCCCGTATATGTAACAATCGAGAACCCAGCACTTGGGTTGGCTCTGACTGTTGATGCGATTGATGGGAAGTTGGGAGGTGTTACGCCGGAGTCAACTAAGATCTTGCCGTTTACGCGCCATTGACCTACCGCAACTTTCGATCCGGGGCGCACCATAGTCACAGTGCTGACAGTTGAAGCATCAGAGTCCAGTGTGACCCATCCACCGTTAGCATTAGGATTAACTACATTTGCACCATCCACAGTTATTGTGTATTGAGAACCCACTCCATAAACATAAGCTTCTAACAAACCAGAGCTTAAAGAGCTAAATGTATATGTTTGAGTAATATTATCAGCTGACTGCCAAAAATTAGAAATATTTCCATTAAAAGCATTTGTTTTGGGATTCCCACTCGTGTCAGCACC